GAGATCCGTAGCCAAGAGAACATGAACCCGATAGCCGAGGGTGGTGATACGTCTTGGGTGCAGGTCAACCTGCGGACGATGGAGCAGGCTCTTGAAGGCCCGCCAGAACCTGCCGTTTCGTCGCTGGGCACGTCGGATGGTGAGGATGAGGACGTTGCAAGCGGCGATGACCGCAGTATTGCCGACGCTTTGGTGGCCAGCCACCGCAACCTCTTCATTGAGACTTACACTCGGATGTTGACGGTGGAGGCCGACAAGGTGTCGCGAGCGAGCAAGCGTCCGCAGTTTGCCGAATGGCACGCCAATTTCTATGTGAATCGGGCCGATACTGTCTGTCGGGAGCTGATAACGCCCGTAAACACGTTCTGTGAGGCTGTATGGCGGTCCTGTGGCGGTGGTCCGATGGACGATCTAGTCTCTGAGGCTGTTGGTACGCAGACGGCGAAGATGAGCGAGCGATACGTGTCTAGGACCAAGCCGCTGTTCTGTTCTGGGCAACCCGCATTCTGGGACGATGCTGGTGCGGAACTGCGGGCGAAACTGCTTGTAGACGAGGAATTGGATAGATTGGCCGAGCTTATGGCCCGGTTGTGTGGCAGAGAGGCGGTGAAGGTGTGATGGGCGACCATAGACGCGACATTCTTCATGCTCGCATCTTTCGGGGGATGCTTCCTCCGCCTGTGCGTGTTGCTCGTGGTGGCGTTTCCGATGAAATTCTTGCCCGCCGCCTTGAGGCTCGTCGCGAGCGTCGCCGTCGTTTCCGAAAGGCTATGATGTGCTAAACCAGCCAATATGGATAGCTAGCTGGCCGCGTTCGGGCAATACGATGGTCCGTTCGATCCTGTGGCAGTGTTTCGGGCTCAGAACGGCCTCGTGGTATAGTGAGCTTGAGAGCTTGACCGATCCCAAGAACGGGGCGATAGAGAATCTGGTCGGGGCTGAAGAGCTGCCCAAGGTCAAAGAGCAGTGGGCGCAGTTCTTCAAGTACAAGAACATAGCTGCGGTCAAGACTCACGAGGCTGAAGACCCTGGCGGCAAGACGATATACGTCGTGAGAGACGGCAGAGCGGCTGTTGTGAGCTATTATCACTGGCTCAGGGACGCTTGCGATACGCCCGCGACGCTAGAGGCCATCATTCGTGGCGAGGCTGGGCCGGGCGGCTGGTCACAGCATCTTGACGCGTGGCGGCCGGGTTGGCGGGGGGATACACTGCTGATACGCTATGAAGATATGTGCCGAGACTTGCGGTTTTGGGTGTGCCAGATAAGCACATTTATAGCCCAACAGCCCATATCCTACGAGCTGGCGCCATTTAAGCGGTTTCACGACGCCTTGCCGACGTTCTTCCGTGGCGGCGACAACGATAATTGGCAAGACGTGCTTGAAAACCAGAATTTAGCCCTGTTCTGGGAGCTACACGGCGAGAAGATGGACAAATACGGTTATGCAAGAGACACCGCAAATAGCCGAGAAGTGGCGACGGTTTAAGCAGACCGGCTGCCAGAAGGCCCGTTGTGAGCTGATAGAGCACTATCTGCCGCTGGTTCGTAGTGCCGCCCGAGCCCGAAAGGTATGCGTGCCGCTGTATGTGCGGTTTGACGACTTAGAATCGGCGGCGCACTTGGGCCTCGTGCAAGCCGTAGACAAGTACGACCTGGGGCGGGGGTGGTCGTTTATGACATACGCAGACAGGCGGATGCGTGGCGCGATGCTGGACTGGCAGCGGGCCATCGATCCAGTGCCACGCGACCAAGGGCAACAGTATATGCGTTCACGGCAGATGCCGAAGTTCGGGGGGCTTGACGTGAAGGCGTTCGACTTGCCCGATAGGTGTGATGTGGTTCGTATAGTACACAATCGGACTGCGGCGGAGAGTGCCCTAAAATATACAACCAAGCTTAAAGGGGCTGCGTTGTGGGCGTTGGCTAATGGCGGGCCGGGTGGAGCCAAACGACAGTGTCTCGAACAACGACGCAAGTTCGGCAAGATCGAAATACGGGCGGCATGCTCCGCCGACGACTATATCTGGGATTGACACATTATGGCTAAGACTGAAGGACTAGAGACACGGCTGCTGGCAATGTCGGGGCTGACGACCGAAGCTCGGCTTGACAACGGCGAAGGGCCGAAGCTGGCCGGGTACGCGGCGTTGTTCAACAACACGACCGAGATAGTGCCTGGCTTCAACGAACGAATCGCAAAGGGCGCCTTTGCTCGAGCGTTGTCAGAGAAACAGGACGTGCGGGCCTTGGTGGACCATCAGAGCGAGAAGATCATCGGGCGCACCACTGCTGGCACGCTGGACCTGGCAGAGAACAGCAAGGGCCTGAAGACGGTCATCCGCCCGCCAGATACGCAGGTGGGCCGCGACATTGTGACATCTGTGGGACGTGGCGACGTGGATCAGATGAGCTTCGCGTTCAGGGTGGTCAAGGAAAGCTGGGAAGACCACAAGGACGGGACATCTACCCGTACGCTCGAAGACGTCGACTTGTTCGATGTCTCGGTTGTGACTTATCCGGCCTATCCTGATACAAGCGTGGCCGTGCGTAGCTACGAACAACGTAAGGCGAGCATGGCATTGGACGCGAACATAGCGGCGCAACAGGCCAATAGCAATGCGCAAGCTTGGCGCGACGGTACATTAAAGCTGGATCTCAAGATAAAGGCCGCCGACTGTCCGCGACTGGCACGCTGCAAGAGGATACTGGCAGAGACGCTTGACGAGAAACCCAAGGGCGGGTAGTATATCAACAATTGAATAGGGCGTGGCTGCATATGGCCTGAGGCCATAGTGGACCAACGCCGACAGTGGCGAGACCATCCCCGAGGGATGTGGGCTGCTAGGACGTGACTAACGAACGGTTGTCGCGTGCCAGCAATCCGCATCCTTTTTTCATGCGCACGTCTGGCACGCATGGAGAAAGTAGGATGAAAACGCTCGTAGAGTTGAGAGACGAGCATTCCCATCTGGTCAAAAGCAACGTCGATGCGGTTGAGATTTGCGAAAAGGAAGACCGTGCAATGACGGAGGAAGAGCAGGCCGAGTTCGATCAGCGACAAGCTGAGATTGGCGGTTTGCTCAAGCAGATCGCCCAGCTTGAAGAGACGATCAAGCGGCGCGAAGTGGCCAAAGACCAGCGGGACAAGCTCACAAAAGAGAGGAATGAGTTGCAGGATCACAATAGCGGGCGCATCACTGAGCCCGACAATCCTGCGAATCGCAATACCGGCGATGGCGAGAAGCAGAACTGGTCTGTCCCATATCGCACAGGCAAGCTGAAAGCCTTCAAGGGACCGAACGCCGAACGCAATGCCCATATGGCGGGTAAGTGGCTGCACGCTTCAATCTTCGGCAATGAGCACGCCCAGAGGTGGTGCCAGCGGAACGGGGTTGAAACTAGGGCGCTCGGCACGAATCCCAACGCTGCTGGTGGTGCTTTGGTCCCAGACGTGCTGGAATCGGCAATCATCGATCTGCGTGAGCAGTATGGTGTGTTGCGCCAACTCGTGCCGGTCTTCCCGATGAGTTCAGACCTTGTGACGTTGCCGCGTAGAGCTGGTGGCGTGACGGCGAGCTTTGGGGCCGAGAATACGGCTATCGCCGAATCCGACCCGAGTTTCAACAACGTACAGCTCACAGCTAAGAAGCTGGGCGTTCTGACTCGGATGTCGACTGAGATTTCAGAGGACTCGATTATCTCGATTGGCGACTGGATTGCGCAAGAGTTCGCGTGGGCCTTCGCTCTTCGGGAGGATCAGACGGTGTTTACGGGTACCGGCACGGCCGCTTTTGGCGGCATCGTCGGACTGGCCACGCAAACCGTTGACGGGACGCATACTGCTGGGGCAATTGATGCCACCAGTGGAACCGACACGATGGTCGCGATCGACTCCGAGGACTTGGCTAACCTCATGGGTGCGTTGCCTCAGTACGCCCATCCGACAGCCAAGTTTATAACCTCGCGGGCCGGGTATGACCTCGTATTCAGCCGTCTCGCGGTAGCTGGCGGCGGCAACACCATTCAGACGCTACAGGGCGGGCCATTGCAGTTTAGCTGGCTCGGGTATCCCGTGGCGATCAGTCAGGTGTTGCCTGGCACTGGCACGATTAACAACGTGCCCATGTTCTACTTCGGTGATCTAGCCAAGGCTGTGACCTTTGGCGAGCGTCGCGGCATGACGATGGCCGAAGATCGAAGCGTCTACTTCGTTGAAGATCAGATCGCGTTGAAGGCCACAAGCCGCGTTGACATTGCTATCCACGACCTAGGTGACAACACGACCGCTGGGCCGCTCGTCACGATGGTCGGCAATACCTAAAGGAGACGTCGAATGACACCAGGAATGAATAAACAGTATGTGACGTTCGAGGTTCCGGCAACGGTAGCCACTAACGCCACGAGCGCGTCGACGGTGGACACGCTGGGGTTTGACTTCGCTACGGTCATCTTCCCCAACGTGGTCGCGACGGCCACTAATGCTTCGGCTAAGTGGACGTCCCTGACGGTTTCGCATGGCACGACTACAGACGCCAGCAACCACACGACTATCAGCGGGTTGCAGGGTACGACGAATACGACAGCGTCTAGCACTCAGTTCGTTCTAGCGACAAGCAACAACACGTCGCTCGGCGGGATGCAGCCGCTGTTCGTTGATATGCGTGGCAAAGAACGCATTCTGCGGTTCGTGAAACAGGCGAAAGCCGCGCACAGCACGACCTGTGGCATTGCTATCTTGGAACGTGCGGCGGATACGCCGGACAGTGGGCCAGACATGATCTCCGGCGCTGTAGTTGCCGGTGTTCCGTTTGGATAACGTAGGACTCTCTGCCTTTCCCCGGCCCGTCTGCTTCGGCGGCGGGTCGGGTTTGGCAGGGATTTACAAAGGGCAGAGAGAATGGCAGAGAGAAAACGTAAGGCTAAGAAAGCGCCGGCACCACTGAGGCTGAACTTGGGTGCGGGCACAGTCGAGATACCAGGCTACACGGCAATAGACCGTCGGCTTGGGACTGAGGCTTACCCGCTCAAAGACTATGAGGATGACAGCGTTGATGAGATACGAGCCAGCCACGTGCTGGAGCACTTCGCAATGGCCGAGGTGTTCGACGTCGTTACCGAGTGGGTGCGGGCACTCAAGCCCGATGGCGTGCTCAAGCTGGCGGTGCCGAACTTCGACTGGATAGCGGAGCAGTATCACAGGCACTTTTGCGAGCCGTCGCTATTATTCGCCTACCTGATGGGCGGGCAGACGGATGAGAATGACTACCACAAGTGCGTCTTCGATGAGGCGTTCTTGCGGATGTTGATGAAGGGTGCGGGCCTCGACCGCATTAAGCCTTGGGTGAGTGGCGTGCTGGATTGCAGCCGATTACAAGTGAGCATGAACCTAATGGGGCAGAAGGTGCCTAAGCCTGTGCCAGTAGAGGTGCCGAAGATTGTCGCTTGTATGTCGACGGGCAGGCTGGGCTTCACTGAGAATATGTTCTGTGCCATGCAATGCTTCCCGCCAAGGAAGATAGACCTTATCAAAAGCACCGGCGCGTTCTGGGGCCAGTGTCTTGAGCGTATTTTAGAAGAGGCCCAAAACCTCGATGCCGAATGGATCACGACACTCGACTATGACACGGTCTTCACTCCGCAGATATTCGACAGGCTGTGCTATCTCATGGCGACCCACCCAGAGGCAGACGCGATTGCGCCGTGGCAGGTGCAACGGGATACCGGCGACCCCCTTTGCTGGTTTACAGATGAAACCGGGCTGGCCCGTCGCGAGATACCCTTGATGGAGTTCGACCAGGATCTGATACCTGTGGACACGGCCCACTTTGGTTTGACGCTATTGCGAGTCGACGCCCTTAAGAAGATGCCGCACCCCTGGTTCTTGGCTAAGCCGAACAAAGAGGGCAAGTGGGGCGAGCATCGCATTGATGAGGACATCCACTTTTGGCATCGGTGGAAGGACGCGGGCAATACGTTGTTCATGGCCGGGCAAGTGAGCATAGGCCATCTTCAGCAGGTGGCGAGCTGGCCCAACGAACAGATAAGGCCCATACACCAGTACGTGCCGGACTTCCAGAGAGACGGCGTACCAGCAGGAGCAAGACAGTGATTAAGTGCAGAGTGATACGACCCTACGGCACATACCGCAAAGGCGACATAGTTACACCGCCTTCGGCAATGTGGCGAGAGCAACTTATGGCGCAAGGTCTGGTTGAGATCGTCCGCGACGAGGAAGAGACACTTGAGCACGCGATGGCCCAGCCTGTCTGCGAGAAGGCTGTGCGTAAACGTGTCCGTAAGAAGAGAGTCGGCTAGTGGGACTCACGATAGGGATACCGTCCGCAGAGGCTGTAACACAAGCAGAGGCCAAGGCGCAGTTACGCCTGACAACCGATGACGAGAACTTGATCGTCGATCGTTGTATCACGGCGGCGGGTAACTACGTCGAAGGCTTCACGGCACGTAGCCTCGTCAATCGTACAAACGTATGGACGATGGATAGCTTCCCGTTGTCTACCATACTCGACGTTCCACGTCCTCCGCTGGTATCAGTCACGACTCTCAAATATATCGACGAGGCTGGCGATCAGCAGACGTGGAACGCATCGAACTACACGCTCGATACGACGAGTACGCCGGGCCGTATAGCGACAGCCTACAACGTCGAATGGCCCAGTATCCGTGACGTCATAGACGCGGTGGAGATTACCTATGTGGCGGGCTATGGGGCTACGGCTGATACCGTGGACGACATACTGCGGACGTGCGTCTTGATGTACGTCGTGGACCTGTTCGAGCATCGAGGCTCGCAGACGGAGATTAAGGTAACGCCGAATGATGCCATCGACACGCTTATGAGAATGAAGATGGTTCCGGAGATACGGTAATGGCAGAGATAAACACTTGCGGTATGTTTCAGGAATGGCTGCAAAAGGCCATCGACGCCAAGGTTATACCCGAACACACACAGCGGATCATCATAGACATCCCACTAGGAGACTGCGTCACGGTATACAGCCAGTCGATCAACACTGAGGGGCTGTTCAATGATGACCTGATTGAGGTTTTACGGGGAGCACCGCTTATCGTCGACGGCAAGAAGGCAGGCAAGTGATGGCAATAGATGCAGGAACAGTGAATGTGCCAATTGGCAGGGTGATGAACCGGGTAACGCTCAACGTCAATGTGACCGGCTTGCGGCGATTCCGCATGCGAATGTGGCTAGCGACACGCCTGCTGGGGATAGGAGCGGCATTACTGGGCTGCAATATACAGATCCATGAGCAGCCAGAGGTAGTTGAATAATGGAAGTAGGACGCCTATCTAAGCTAATGACAATCCAGACGGACACGCTGACACGCGATGCCGGTGGACGCCGGACGCATACGCCCACGATGGTAACTACACGCTGGGCCAACGTGCAAGCTCAAGACGGCGGCGAGCAGAACGAAGGCGACAAGATAGACGGGCAGCAGAGCTTCAAGGTAACTATGCGGTATTACGATGCGTTGACGCCTAAGCATAGCATGACGTTTGTCGACAATGCCGGGGCTACTCGCACGCTGAACATCGACAGCATCCAGAACAAAGACGAGCGAGGCGAGCAGCAGGTGTGTATGTGTAAGGAGGACGTGTAGTGGCCAAGCCCGTCTTCGATATATCTGTGCTGGGTGACAAGCAACTAGAGAAGGCGTTGGCTGCTCTGCACCCGCGATTGCAGAAGAAGGTCGGGCGACAAGCAATAAAGGCGTCCGCTAAACGGGCTAAGGCGAAAGCCATAGCGTTCATCCCGGTGGACACGGGCAGGTATCGAGCTGCGATGGAAGCATCGCCAGTAAAGTCGCTCGGACGTAGCCGGGTGTTTATCGGCTGGGGGCCGGACCTACCAGAGCGTCACCTGCTGGGGCTGTCA